GCTTGATGGCCGCTATGTTCAGGTCGGCGCAGTCGCAATCCGCGGCTGCGCAGGTAGAGCAAAGCGCCGAGGACAAAGCCCGCATCGAAGAGGCTTTGGCAAAGGCCACGCCTGAGGACAGACTCCGAACCACCTGCGGTATTGGGTTCATGTTCCTGACCTTTGAGGAGATGGAGTTTGTGCAGAAGGCCGCGCTCGCGGTGACGAGTAGGTTAGAGCGTCCTGCCGGTGCTACCGATGAGCAGCCCATGCCGGTACAGATGTCGGACGGGCGCTGGGCGGTACCAGAGCTGGAGGACGACCCTAACCTGGTGACGCAGCTGACCACTGAGGCCTTGGTGTTTAGTCTCGCGTCTTTTCTGCGTACGGGCGGGGCAACGACGACGGCGACCTAGGTTGGGACCCCGCGCCCTTCCACACCCTGGATGCGTTGGTTTGGCGTCCCGTCGCCGCTGGGCTGTGGCGTCAGCATGAGACGTTTGACGGTACATACGACGTGCAAGACCTCTGCGACGCCTTGGAGTACCTAGACGTTAAAGAGGAAAACACTCGCCGCTACTCGGAGTGGAAGGCGCGGCAGCAAGGAGGCCACTAAGTGCCAAATATCTTAGACGAATACATGATCAAACTCGGCGCCGTGGTCGACCAATCTGGTATGGCGCACTTCCAGCGCGCATTCCAAGAAGCAACATCAGTAGCGACTACCAACCTAGCGGACATCGCCAGTGGCGCCCTTAAAGTTGAGGCTACATTGGTTGGCGCTTTTGCTACCATCGGCGGTGCTATTCTTGGAATGGTGGACAAGGTCGCGATGGCTGACCAAGATTTTAGACTTTTCGCACTTCACATGTATATGTCCAAGGACGCGGCTAGGTCTCTTAAGGTAGCAATGGACGCGCTCGGGCAGCCGCTTGAGAACCTGATGTGGGATACGGAGCTGCGCGGCCGCACGCGTCAGCTTATTGAAGACCAGAAAATGATGACCGCCGAGATTGGGCCGGATTTTGACGCTAATATGCGCAAAGTTCGTGATGTACGGTTTGAGGTCACACGCCTTGAGGTAGGCGTAAAGTATCTGGGTTTTGCTATCGTCAACGACCTGATGCGCGCGTTAGGCCCGGGTGCCGATGTGCTGCTGAAGAAGCTGCGTGACTTCAATGAGTGGTTTATCAAGAATCTGCCGCAGATAGCTAGCAAGCTAACTACGTACTTGGTGCCGATCTTGAAGGACATCTGGCGAATCATGACGGACGTCTGGCAGGTAGCGATGGACTTCGCCAGCGTGTTTGACACCATCGTTGGCCTGCTCAGCGGCGACCACACTTTGATGGGCGTAGCCAGCTTCGACAAGTTCGCCCACTCCATTGAGATCGTGGTGCATTGGATCGCAGTAGCTACAGACTACCTTTCAAACTTTATCGGCCTGCTCACAGGCACCGTCGGTGGTGCGGCCGTGGGCGGCGTACTAGGCACCATCATCGGCGGTATCGCCGGAATACCGGGCGGCCCTGTTGGAATCGTCGCCGAGGGTATTGCTGGCGGAGCCGCTGGGACGCTCATCGGTGGCGGCGTAGGAGCCGCAGCTGGTGGTGGGTTTGATTTATATCGGCACTTCGCTTTGCATGGTGGTGACCAGAGCAGTTTAACCTCTCAAGGCGGCTTCACCCCATCATCGACGCTCGTCAACGCCATGATGGGCCAGGAAAGCGGCGGGAACAACGAAGCCGTTAGTCCGAAGGGCGCGATGGGTCTCATGCAGCTCATGCCTGGCACCGCTAAGGCGCTGGGTGTGAACCCGCACGATCCTGCGCAGAACCTGGCCGGTGGCACAGAGTACATGCGTCAGATGCTGGCTCATTATGGCGGCAACGTGCCCGAGGCCCTGGGCGCTTACAACGCCGGCCCAGGCCGAATGGACGCCTTTCTGGCCGGCAAAGCTACGCTGCCGAACGAGACCAAGAACTACATCGCCTCCGTGCTGGCCCGCACCGGCGCCACCGGAAGTGTGCAGGTCGGCAGCATCGTCATCAACGTGACGCAGCCTGGCGCCAGTCCAGAGCAGATATCGAATCACGTGATCTCAAAACTTCGTGACGAATCTGCTAAGCAAGTGCAACGCAATCAACAAGAGTGGGCGCAGTTGTACGCCACCGGCTAGGAGGTCGACATGGGCAGCGCAGCGTCAGCAGCCTCTAGTCAGGCCGCCGCCATCGGTTATCGCCCGCCACAGTGGTCCTCTGGGCCGGCTATGGTCAGCATCACTGTGGTGCCGGTACAAGGTTCTACCAACAGCCTCTCGCCAGCGGCACTGCCGGTTAATGCTAGTAACTACGTACCAGGCACGGAGGTGCCTGCCACCGGTCCATTAGCTGGTACACTTGGCGGTGGTCCTGGCGCGATAACTGGTAGTGGTAGCGCTCCTACAACTTACGTTTTTGACGCGGTACTGGAATTGGAGCATGAGCAGCGGCTGGAAAAGACGCGCCACCCTGTCCAGACCGGCGCCAATCTTAGCAGCCACGCCTACCTCATGCCGCCGCGCGTCATGATGTACATCGGCATGAGTGATGCCATGGCCGCGTACGCTAGTGGTGCTAACAACGCCAGCACTACCAGTGCGACACCGGACACGGCAGCACCCTTCAGCGGTAGCAGCACTAGCAAAAGCGTCAACGCGTATCAGACGATGATCACCCTGCAAGCTGCGCGGTCGCCGCTTACCGTTACCACGCGTTTGCGCACTTACACCAATATGCTTATCACCTCGATCAGTCCGCGCGAGGACTTCAAGACCATCGCCGGTTTGAAGATGCGCATCGAGTTCGAGCAGATATTCACGGCGACAACTTCTACGTCGGTTACCGGCAGTGCTTCAATAGCTAGTCTCAGCGCGGTTAGCGCCAGACCTGACGCGACGCAGCAAACTGGTTTGGGGCAGGTAAACTCTGGGGCGTTGTCGGCAGTAACTGCCGGACAATTCGCGACGCCATTAGCGACCGAGGGCGCTTCATTGGCAAAGCAGCCAGCTATTAGCATGGCAGGTGGTGTGGTGCCGGTCGTAAATGGCGCGGGGTTGTTTTCCAGCATACCGGGACAGCTAACTCTTCCGGGCTATATGGGGCCACCATAACTATGAGCAATCAGACGGTGCCGCTGACCACGGCCAATAACCAGACTTTCGCCGTACAGTTGACGGTGAACGGGCAGCCCTTGACCCTGAACCTTGGCATATCTTACGCCGCCATGGCCGGCTATTGGCAGATGTCGGTGTCTGATGTGAACGGTAACTTGCTGATCGGCAGTGTGCCGTTGATCACTGGGGAGTACCCAGCTGCGAACCTGCTTGCTCAGTACCAGTACCTTCAGATCGGAAGCGCGTACCTGCTGAATACGAGTGACTCATCAGCCGATTATCCGGGGCAGTCTAACTTGCCGCAATTTACGCTAGTATGGGGAGACAACGTTCCATGAGTTCACCGTCATCTGGAACGCCGCTATGGGGTCAGGCTTGGGAACTTAGCATCACTTGTGCGACTGTTAGTGGTGGTTCGCAGAGCACGACTATTAGCTCTAACACTTGGGAACCAGAGGCCCTGCGAATCACGTTCGACGTGCTGCAGGCTATGAATACCTCGCCGCTGTGGTACGCCGATATTTCTATCTACAACCTGGACGATCAAACGGCGCAGAACATCGCCCTGAATGCTACATGGGCTACGTTGAAGGCTGGCTTTCAGTTTGGCGCGCAAGTGTCCTCAATCATCTGGAATGGGCCGGTGTTCCAGGTGCTGTATACCCGTGAGGCCGTGGTTGATCAGAAGTTGACGCTGCATTGTGTTGTGTTCCCCGCTGTGTCACCGACGGATATCGTCGGCTTTTCCATGGGCCAGTTCAGTAGTCAACAGCAGTTGGTTGCGCGCATGATCAGCGAAACAAACTTGCCCGCGGTGAGCGTCAAAGCCGGCACGCAAGGGCCGGTGGCTGCGCAGCGTATGACTGCCACGCAGTATCCGCGTGGTAACACGGTGTTCGGTAAGGTGAGCAAGTACTTCGCGCAGATCGCGGATGACAATGTGGTGCAGACCTGGACTAACGGTCTCAAGACCTACATCAGTGAGGTTGACTCTGGTGGCAGTGGTGGCGCGCAACCTGACCTCATCTACAGCCCGGCCTTTCCACCAGGAAGCACCGGGAACTCTAGTGGACTGCCGACGGGTACTAACCAGAGCATCATTGGCACGCCGCAGCAGATTCAGCAAGGGGTAACGTTCACGGTGTTGTTAGACCCGCGCCTTCAGGTGCAATTGCCGCCGCTGTTGGTGCAACTCGTGCGTACTCAGATCAGTCAACTAGAGCGCACGCCCAGTCCGAATAGTGAGTTGCCGACGGCGCTGCAGAGCAACCTCACTTTCTTCGTAGCGCAGGTGCGGCACTCTGGCGATACGCGCGGCAACGAGTGGCAGACCGAAGTGACTGGATTCTCGACAGCTTATGCGCAAAACCTTTTGAACCTTTATACGGAGTAATTTATGGGAAGCAGTTCGCCAGGTCCTAATCCGCTTTACGCGCTCACGCCAGGTCAGGTCATCGCGGCTCAAAGCGCGCAGTGGCGTGAACTGCTACGCGGAGCGCTGGCTGATACGCGCTGCGCCTGCCCGGGATTCTTGACTGAAGACTTAAACGCGGACAAGCAGACGGTGACGGTACAGCTGGCCATCCAAGAGCGAGTGAGAGTGGTTCCACAAGCAACGTCGGCGGCAAACACAGCCACCTTAGCCAAGGCTGCAGCCGCTGGTGGACCGCCGCCCAAGGTACTGCAGTGGTGGGACGTTCCGCCGATAGTGCATGTTCCCATCATGACCCCACGCGGCGGCGGCTACTCCGTTACATTGCCCTTGAAGAAGGGTGACGAGGGCATGGTAATCTTCTGCGACGCTTGTATTGACAACTGGTGGGTCAACGGCCAGACCAACAGTCCGGTGGCCGCCAACACCGGCGCGTCATCAGGGTCGCAGCGGCAAAACGAGGTACGTCGGCATTACGTGCATGACTGCGGCTTCTACCCAGGCCTGTGGAGCCAGAAGAACTTATTGACGGGCTATTCCGCCGACTCGCTTCAGATTCGCAGTGACGACGGAACTACAGTCATCGACGTTTCGCAAACAGATGGCGTTACGGTGACCACCGGTGCCACTATCCAACTTACCGCCCCGGCCGTCAATGCCAACGCCGACGCTGGTACGCCACAAGCACTTATGACAGACACTTTCTACCAGTGGTACAAGACGAATATTCAGCCATTCCTGGTTGGCAAAGGTTACGTAGGCCCAGCCATTCCGTTGACGGGCTGTGAAACCACGGTCCTGAAAGGACAGTGATATGGCCAGTATAGCTTACCTTCAACTCGATGCGCAGAACGACCCCATCTTCGCCGACGGTACGTCGCTGACGAACGGCGCCGCTGTAGCCCAGGCGGTATTGACCAGACTTCAACTGTTCTTGGGTGAGTGGTGGGAAAATTTGAACCTAGGTTTGCCGGTGTTCCAGCAGATGCTGGGGCAACTCGGTAGTCAGCGCGGGCTGCGGGCGATGCAACTGGCCATACAGCAGAACATTACCGGGTTTACGCCGTACGTTACGGCAGTTACTAATGTCGAGGTCAGTTTCATCAACGGGCAATTGTCATACACGGCGAACGTGCAGACTATCTACGGCCCAGTCACGATAAGCAACGTTCCGGCGCTCGGCGCCGTCATCGCCAGTGTAAGCTGAGAAAGGCGGCTTGAACCAAAGTGTCCACACCTCCTTATGTGCCGCCCTTCGTAGGCCCGGCCGGGTTGACGGTCGCTAGTTACGCTAGCATATTCGCAGACAATCTAAGCGCGTATCTCAACATCTATGGCCAGAATCAGTATGTGGCTCCAGACGCCGCAATTTACCAACTCTTGAGCATCCTGAGCCTTAAACAAGCTGATCAGAACAATGCCTTGCAGCTTGACTACAATCAAAGTTCGCCGTTCACAGCTGTAGGTGCCGGACTTGACCGCGTTGTGAAGATGAATGGCCTAGTCAGGCTGCCGTTTACCTACTCCACGGCGCCTCTCACCTGCGTGGGCACAGCCGGGTTGCAGTTGGTGAACTGTTTTGCACAAGACCAAGTAGGGAATCTCTGGGCATTGCCGTCGCCGACGACCATCGTAGGCGGTAGCGTGGTCGTTACCGCTACCTGCACCACGCCCGGAAACATTACGGCAGAACCGGGCACCATCAACATCATCGCAAGCCCCGTTAGCGGCCCATCCGGCACCTGGTCAAGCGTTACTAATGCCTCGGCAGCGGTGGCTGGTGACCCAGTGGAGCCAGATAGCAACCTTCGCGCGCGGCAAGCTATCAGTGTAGCGTTGCCAGCCTTGACACCGATCGCAGCTACGGTAGCTGCTGTGCTAGCTACGCCAGGTGTGACGCGCGTAGCACCGGGTTATCCTACGCCTGGTGGTCCTGGCAGTTCCATTGAGAATCCTACTGGTGCCGCAGACTACTGGACTAACCCGGCGCATTCCATTACCATCGTAGCTGAGGGTGGCACGGACGCCGCGGTGGCTCTGAGTATCTACCTTAAGAAGACCATCGGTTGCCTCACCAATGGTACCACGTCTTCACTGGTGACTGACCCGAATACCGGGTACCAAGAAACGATCAGCTTCTATCGACCGGGCTACGTTACGCCGTTCATCGGCATGTATCTGCACGGCCTCACAGGATTCAGCACAGCTACCGTAGCTGCGGTACAGGCGGCGTTGGTGGCGTATCTCAACTCGCTTGCGATAGGCGAGGAGGTGGTTTACTCTTCTCTCTACATCGCGGCTGGCAGTGTGATGCCCAACGATTCGCAGCCGGAGTTCAGTATTAAGGCCGTCACACTCAACACCACGGCTACCGGGCTCTTTACCGTAGTGCCTGGAACATCCGCTGGCACCAGTTACGCGGTAAATGATGTGCTGACGGTAGCAGGCGGCGCAGGTGGTACCGTTACGGTTACAAGCGTTAACGGCTCTGGCGTGATCACGGGCATCAATCCACAGGTTACCAGTGCTGGCGCCGGCTACGCGGTAGCTAGTGCCATCTCCGTGTCGGGCGGATCAGGAACTGGCGGCTACGTTAACATCACCGCCGTGCAACCGGCTGGAACGTCCGACCTGAGTCTGTTGTTCTACCAAGCTGCGCAGGGTGTGCTAGCAAACGTTGTAGTGGCGGCGGTGTAGCGATGCCGAACCCAGGATACGGAACAAGCGGCTACGGGCAGGGCGGCTACGGTAACGAGCCCATCGAGACCCTGCCCATCGGCTACTACCAGCAGCTGCTGACGAGTCAGTACCAGGCTCCGAGTAGCCCAAAGCTGAATGCGCTCCTCTACGTCTTGCTGAAGAAGTTTGACGATGTCTCACAGTGCTTGGTAAATTTCGACACAGCTTTCGATCTTGACTCAGCCGTTGGGCCGCAACTAGACGCACTGGGCGCTATCGCCGGTGCCTCGCGGACGGTAGGTTTTCAGCCGTCTAACGGGGTCAGCCCGGTTCTGGATGATGACACCTACCGAATCTACATCAAGGCTAAGATCGCGCAGAATCAGTGGGATGGCACGATTACCAGTCTCTACTTCATCTGGAAATACCTGTTTCCGGCTGGCGGTATTATCATCGCCGACAATCAGAACATGACGGCGACCATCCTGCTCAGTGGCAGCTTCACCTCCATAATCCAGGACCTCGTCACCAACGGCTACATCGTTCCACGTCCTGAGGGCGTTGAGTATACGTACGCCTTCCCAGAGCTTCCGGCCTTTGGTTTCGATCTCAACAATGCATACGTCGCCGGCTTCGACGTAGGAAAGTGGGCGATCTAAATGGGTTCTACAAACTTCCTCCCGTTCAACCCGTCGCAAGCTAACCAGGAAAGTGATTCTGCGTACTTAGTGGATGCTACACGCACCGGCGGCGCTGGTGTGGATGCCCTCTGGCCCAGTCCTTCTGCCAATAAGACGCTTTATCAAGTCGCTGGTGGTGTGTACGCCTTGATGCAGATGATGGCCACCAAGGGCTTCACGACGTTAGACTCGAACTTGGCTACGCTCACCGCTGTGATGGCGAACCTACTCACCACGGCCGACGTACCGATCGGTTTGCAAAGTGTGCCGTGGACCTCCACACCGGTGTTCAACGCCGCGAAGTACGGTGGTTTTCAAGTCACACTCTCTGGCGCCAGTACAGCTTTCACTATCAGCGGCCAGACACCGGGGCAAATCGTCGGTCTCATCTGGGTGCAGGACGGCACCGGCAGCCGCGTGGTAACTTTTCCGGGCAACGTCAATGGCGGCGCACAGCCCGACTCAGCGGCAGGCGTACTAAGTTGTCAACTGTTCAAAGCTGACGCCGCCGGTAACCTGGACGCCGTTGGTCCGGCTGTCTCAGTCAATGGTCTAACCGGGTCGGCCGTCAATGCTCTGACGCTGACCGTGGCCGGAGCAGCACCGAGTGGCAAGGTGCTCACCGGCAATGGCACGAGCTACGTACCGGCTCCTGGCATCTCGGGCGTGACACCGAGCTTCGTTACTGGGTCGAGGGCCTTCGGCACGCAGTATCAGAATACCGACGCGACGCCACGAACGGTGAGCGTATACGGCAGTCTGAATTTGGGCGTCGGGCACAACGCTAGTGCGGTGGCGTACATCGGATCAGGCTCAGCATCTAACCCGGTGGCAGCTAACTCAGTCACCAACGGCCCCGGCTACGCCGGAGTGACGTTCATCGTTCCGCCCGGTTGGTACTACGAGGTACAGACTGACGTGGGAACAGACACTAATCCACTGACCTTGGTGGCTTGGACAGAGTGGGGGTACTAATACCGTGCCGAGCGAGACCACAACACCGAATATCGGCCTGCAGATCGCAGCCTTCGACCAAGCCAACTGGCAGGTTCCGACGAACTATAACTGGAACCGACTAGACCTGATCTTCGGCGGTGAGATAACGGTACCGGCCCTGAGCGTGGGCGTACTCACGGCCGGCAACGCCGGTAACTTCGTGCTGCCGCCATCCACAGCTGAGACACCGACCGGTGCGGTGCCGGGGACGGTCTACACGCTGAGCCACGTGCCGACACCAGCCGTCATGCTGCAGTTTACCGTCAACGGATTGTTATTGCGCTACGGCGTAGACTACAGCGTAACTGGCAACCTGGTCACGCTCGCCACGCCAACGAACTTGGGGGACAATGTCTATGCGGCATATTTTTACTCTGTTTAGTTTAGCACTGCCCCTGTTTACTGCGACGTTTGCTTATGGCCAAGCGTCGCAGGTTAACCCGGTGACGCAAGTTAATTGGTATCAAGCTACCGGCGCTGGTGTACCGTCGAGCGCGACATGCCCGTACGTCACTACTGGCACCACGGTGCTAAGCAGTCCTAATGTGGCGGTGGCTAGCGTGGCGGGCCTAGTGCCAGGGTTACTAGTGACTGGGACCGGCATACCGTCCAGTACCACAGTAAGTGCGGTGAACACAGTATCGGTGCAGGTGACTCTGACGGCTAACGCTACGGCTAGCAACACCGGCGTCACGCTGGACTTCTACCCGCTGGGACGGCCCTATACGGACACCACGCACAGTGCACAGTACGTTTGCACGCCCACCGGTTGGGTTACCAGTACCTCGTCTGGCGTGACGCAGATCAACGGAACCGCTGGAGCCTTTACCTTCTCTGGTTCTGGCGTAAGTTGCACCACTACGACATGCACCTTCACTGGTGCTAGCAGCGGCGTCGGCAGTATCGCCTGGACGGTTCCGTCGTTCATGACGGCCACGCCGTCGACACTCAGTGCCTCTGGTTCGCAGGTCTTTAGTATTAACAACCAACTGGCTAATCAGTTCCTCGCCGGCCCAGCTACGGGTTCAGCCACGACCCCAGGATTTAGATACCTGGTAAATGCCGACGTGCCTGCAACCTTGACCGGGATCACCATCGACGGCGTAACGCCGACGACGATGAGTTACCTGGACGCCACGTCGTCCATTCAGACGCAACTGAACGGTAAGCAGGGTACGATCGGCTACTCACCTGCCGCGACCGGCAGCTGCACGTCTGGGCAGTACGGTACCGGCACGACCACCAGTGGAATCACCTGTGCGGTGGTGCAGTACGCACAGCTTGGGGGTTCAGTTCCGACGTGGAACCAGAGTACCACCGGCACCGCGGCCAACGTGACGGCATCGAGCAACTCGACGTTGACGACGCTCTCGGCGTTGTCGCTGCCATACTCGCAGCTCACCGGCGCGCCGGCTACGTCAACGACCGTCAATGGGCAGACCTGTGCTCTAGGCGGAACCTGCACCATCACGGCGTCGGCCGGCACCGTCAGTGTCGGGGTAACGAGCGTAGCCAGCGGCACGTCTGGTTACCTGCTTTCTAACAACGCCGGAACGCTGGGCAACCTGGCTATATCCGGTCTTTCCATCGCATACAGCCAGCTCACCGGCACGCCGGCTACGTCGACGACCGTCAACGGGCAGACCTGCGCCCTGGGCGGGACGTGCACGATCTCGGCATCGGCCGGGTCCATCACGGTAGGCACCACCACCATCGCAAGCGGCACCAATAATTACATACTCACCAATGCCTCTGGTACACTGGCTAACGTTGCGGCCTCGAGCCTTACCGTCGGCAACATTAGCGCCTCTAGTAACTCGACGCTGAATACGTTGTCAGGTCTCTCACTGCCGTATAGCCAGCTTACCGGTACTCCGACCGTGCCGACGTCATCTAGCTGGCCTAACGCCGGATCGTGCTCTGGAAGTCAGTATGTAAACGGCTTAACAAACGGGTCTGCGCCTAACTGCGCAACCATAGCCTACTCTCAACTCAGCGGTCCTCCGACGCTAGGGACCTGGGCTGCTTTGAACTACCCGGTCTGGTCAACGGGTACGCCATTCGTGACGATGACGGCCGCAGGCACCTTCGCACTTAGCACCACGACGTACCTCACCGGCAATCAGACCATCACACTGGGTGGCATTCTTTCCGGATCTGGTTCCACATCCATCACTGCCTCGGCCGCGGCAGGTTATTACATGCCGACGACGACGGATCAAAGTAATTGGAACGGAAAGCAGAACGCGCTGACCAACCCCGTTACCGGCCCAGGCGGCAGCAGTTCCACGGTGAACGACTTCGCATCTTGCGGCAACACCGGCTGCACAACGATACTAGACAGCGGCTACAAGGCATCATCATTCGTGACGTCGAGTGTTACGACTCTATCGAGCCTCACCACCGTATCTGGCGGCGTGTTCGGCTCCGCGGCGTTCACAGCATCAACGGCCTATGATGCTAGCGGCTCCGCAGCTACGGCTCAGTCTAACGCCCAAACTTACGCCAGTAATGCCAATAACCTTTCGAGTGGAACTGTGGCTTCCGGAAGGATCAGCGGCTCGTACACAGGGATCACGGGAGTTGGTACTCTAAGCACCGGAAGCATTCCATACTCACTGCTCACCGGCCCACCAACCATACCAACGTCGTCATCTTGGCCCGGCCCAGGCACGTGTACGTCAGGGCAGTATGTCGATGCCATCGCCAATGGTACCGCGCCAACTTGCGCCCAAGTCGCTTACTCACAGCTCAGTGGTTCACCTCCAGATGCGTGGCTGCCAGAGAAGATAGTGCCGGCGAACTGCAACAATGGAACGGCCGGCAACGGACTTACGCTTCTCTCTGGTTATACAAACCCCACCGCGGTGTGTCGTACTGGTAGCAACGTACAAACAGGTTACCTGCAATTCAATGGGGCCAGCGGAGGTTCCGCACAGTTCCAAGACGAGGTTCCCGGAGATTGGGATACATCCCAGTATCCATACGTGCGTGTGAACTTTACACAAGCAACTTCATCTTCAGGACAACCGATCATCTACTCGATTCAAGGCGCGTGTTCTTCGACCACCGACGATCCTAGTTGGCTTGCGGCTCAGACGTTCTCTACCACAACTACGGGCAGCACAGCCAATACTCCGTATACGCAGACGTTGCAGCTAAATTCAACTACGATGTCGGGGTGTTCGGCTGGTAGTATTATCAACTTTCAGATAAGCGCGCAGGGAGATTTAGGAAATGGAACCAGCAACCTCCAGATGGTCACAATCACCTGGCCGCACAAGCCGTGGACGGCGGAGGCGAACTGATGCGTAGAGCAATTTTTCTGCTAACAATCGCGCTGTGCTTCACGACGAAGTCATTCGCTTTATGCACAGTTAGCCCCTGCACCTTCACATCGGGGGCCGGTTACACCCAATATTGGGTGGTTCCTGCCGGAGTAACCTCGGTTACGGTGACAATGAACGGTGCTGGCGGCGGAGGGGGCGGGGGCGGCGACTGTGAAATATCGGTAGACGGCTCAAATGGAGGCTACGGGTTCACCACGACGATAACTAGTAGTGGATTGAGCCTAGAGGTCCGCGGCGGCGGCGGCGGTGGTGCGTCTGGCGGCGGGTCAAGTATAGGGTGCGGCTCGGTAGATTCCAATGGGAGTCAGCATGGATCGAATATAGGAATCGGTTTGACGTTCACAACGTACGGGGGCTCCAGTGGCGGCAGTGGAGGCAGTGGTTGGTTTGGCGCAGCGACGGCGAATACAGGAAGCAACGGCGACTATGGAACCGGCGCCGTATCGAGCGTTCCCGGAGCGACGTGGACCATAACACTTGGCGTCGGTGGTGACGGCGGTAGTGCAAATGGGGGCAGGGGCACCAACGGTGGGCAGGGAATAGACGGCACCGTTACGATCAGTTGGGTAACTCCAGTTTTTGGTTTTCCAGGTTTCATTCGTTCCAGCTTGGACGACTTATCAGGACCCTGCTGGATTGACGAAAGATCGAGACGCAAGGAGATGAGAGCATGAACAAGCTATTCACAGTTGCAGCCACTGCGCTTCTGGCCGTCGGATGTCACGCACAGGTTCCACCAACCCCGACAGTAGCTACATGCCCCGCTGTCGGCGTCTATACGCCGTTGAACGCCGCCCCGAACAATAATACGGCAGCGTCGATCACAGGCACCACCTACGCTGATACGCCTGGAGTGGGCAACTGGTGCTACGTCGTTCAGTCTTGGGCAATCATATCACCGGCGACGGTCTATCAGGTTAGTTTGCCGTCGAACGTGGCCGGCCCGGTAGTCATCACCGCGACGCTTCCAATCGCATCGCTCTCTTGGACTGGAGCCTCCGGCTACACCTATATCGTTAGCCGCGCGCCGGCTACGGCGGCCCTGGTACCCATCGCGCCGGTTCTCACCTCCGACGCCGCAACGGCGTCAGTCGATAAACCGTCGATAATCAAGTTGAAGGTGATGGCCAGACGATGAGGCGCACACTACTAGCCGTTACGGCCGCGCTTCTAGCCGTGCCACTGGGTTGCGCCCAACCATTGCCGCCTACGGCGTTAACGGTGACCCCGATGTCTATTGTCGCCTATCAAGGTCCGTGTGACGTCTGGGGACCGTGTGTTGCGGCGCATAATCTGGCGCGGCCGGCCCTAGCTTTCTACGTAGGAAGTTTCTACCAACTTACAGGGACAGACATTGCAGAAATTTATGACCAGATGGGCACCGCCGCACTAGGAAACAACTTAGTGCCTAATGGAGCGTATGGAAGGAAACCCGCGCCGCTAGGCTGGACGACACCGCCTAGCGGAGTCACGATCACCGTGGCCAGAATCGTCCCCGGCGAAGGCTATTACATGGGAGCCTGCTGCAACCCAGGGTTTTCTGCGCTCGGAACCTTGCCTATCGGCAATGTCGCAATCTCTATGTATATGATCGTCGAAGACACATCTGAGGGTGGCGAAGTGTCTGGGTGCTGCGGTAGCTACAATGACGGAGAATCTCCGCAGAGAGGTGGTCCAAAGGGCTATATGTTCGGCCTTGCGTGGAGCACTGGCGGTATGGGTGTAGAAGGAAGCGGCACCGGCCCATGGCCTGGAATTGACCTTGAACTCGGCGTGTGGGGATACGGCCCGACACCAACTGCGAAGTATCTGACCATCCTAGGCAAGTACGACCCTACTACTGGGACCATGACGCTTAAGTCAGGTGACGCCACTCAGGGTAAGTTGGTCACGCTCTATAGCGGTCCGTTGCCGCCAGGTTATACCGTTCTGAATTTAGAGGGCGGCCTATCTTTAGGTGCCGGCGGAGATGCGTCAAACTCACCCATCAATTTCATCGAGGGCGGCATTTCGGCAGCGGTTACTACCGACGCGGAGGATGCTGCTCTGCAAGCTAACATCGTAGCATTTTACGGCCACAACCCCGGCTAGGTTCCAGTAATAGGCAGGCCGCCATGTGCTAAGCGGTGTCGGGATATATACAAAGGGACGGTGAGATGGAGTCTGCAGAAGTTCTATCAATCAACAAGTTGGCGGAATCAATTGCCGCGCTCACGGTGCTTAGAGAAGAAGACCAAGCGCTTACGTTGAAGGATCACGGTAGGCTGCTAACGGCAATCGACAAGCAGCTTAGCGTATTAGTAGAGCGTACCAGTGTGTTAGCCGACCTTACCAAGCGTGTTACTGCCCTGGAACTTTGGCAATTCAGAACGTTAGGATTTGCAGCTGCCTTCTTGCTGATAGGCGGCTTCCTGGGCTGGGCACTTAACATGGCTATGCACCACTGACGAAAGGAGCTTCTATGCAAGATACCGCCCTAGGCGATCAGTTCGCATTGGCACTAATCTCCACCTACGCGCTGCAGTGGTTAAAGCAGAGCAAGTTCTTTCCTTGGCTGACGGTTGAGACCCAGGCGCTTAATCGGTTCATGGGAGCGGCCATTGCACTCCTGAGTTCGGTCGGTATCTTGGTCAGCTTCGACCACGCAACAGGGGTGCTGACAATCTCAGGGCTTACGGCAGTCAATCTGCTGCATGCCGCGGCTAGATTCGCGCAGCAGTGGGCGCTACAACAGGCCGCCTATAAGGGTCTCGTGGCGCCGCCGATGCCAGGCGCGATGCAGGCTGGCGCAGAGAAGCATCCGCCGGTAATTACCGTTGAGGAGACGAAGCAGTGAACTATATGCTAGGCCGCAAGGCCGTTAAGACGGATTCCCGCACGCTCAAGATGGCGAAGTACACCGCAGCCCTTCCTTTGCCCCCTGATTCCTGCGACTGGACGAAAGGCGAGACGAACTGGGGCACGATGCTCAACGATTCGCTTGGAGATTGCACCATCGCCGGGTGCGCTCATGCGGTCCAAGTCTGCGGCCTGAATGTGGGCTACGACTTCAACTATGAGACGCTGGCTGACAAGGTGATTGAATCCGCATACTCAGCGTGGGACGGCTACGTTCCCGGCGATCCGTCAACCGACAATGGCGGCGTCGAACTCGATGTGCTGAATGACTGGCGCAAGTCGAACCTTGGCGGTCATCATCTGTTGGGGTTTGCTGATCCGGTTGTGAGTAACATGACCCAAATCAAACAGGCCATCAATCTGTTTTCTGGGGTCTACATCGGCTTCAATGTTCCTCAGAGCGTCATGGACAGCGCAGACGACCCCACAGCGCTTTGGGACGTGAACGGCGACAACACCATCATCGGGGGCCATTGCGTTTTTGTGCCTAAGTACGATGCGGACGGGACGCTTACCTGCATCTCATGGGGCAAGCTGTACCGCATGAGCGCCGCATTCTGGACGCAGTTCGTAGACGAGGCGCACGCGCTCTTGCTCGCCACGTGGATTCATAATAACAAAACGCCTTCGGGATTCGACCTTGCAGGAATGCAGGCTGATCTCGCGGTTATTAAGTAAACGTAGTATCAACCCCTGAGCAAGGAGACCAAATGAGAACCATCCTGTCATTCATCGCAATTCTGGCCCTGGCCATCACAGCAGCAGCCCAGGCACCAACTACCGGCGGTATCGTGTTCTCCACAACCGCCGAAGCCACAGCGCTCAACTACAACGGTACGTGGGGACCGGCGGCGCATACAACGGAGAGCTTCGACCTGATCGACTGGGGCGCGCAGAAGGGTAACAGCCTCAACGTTGAGGGGCATCAACTGGTGTCTACACCGTTTAACGCTTACCTGGGCGGCGTCAAGTTTACGCCGAACATTTCATCGCTGATCAGTAAGACGAACATCCAGGCCGGATCGCTGAGCGTGTTCTTGCAAGGTGCGGGCGGCGTGTCGACATTTACCACGGGCAACCACGTGGCGTTCTTGGCAGGCGGCGGCTTATCTTATCGTGCAACACCGAACCTGCAATGGTCGGCGCTATCGGTGCATTTCCTCCGCGTAGGGTCGAAGAGCGCCGTTGAGATGTCGACCGGTATTGCGTACTTCTTCAATCCGCAGGTGTCTCAGAGCGTAGCCATCAAGAAGATGATCGCCAGACGTGCGATGGCGGCGCAGCGATGATCTACACCGGCATCGCACCGACGTGGTTAGCTAACATCGAAGCCAAAGCTCAGCAACAGCTTGGTATTACCATCAACGGCAACGAAGGGTCAGCTACAAAGAGCGGGATCACGATCAGTTGGGTGTACGATCCAATTGAGCTGACACTGACCGTTGGCGACACACACAAGCCGTGGTTCATCCCTGAAGGCAAGATCGACGAGGAGTTGACCGCGCTCGTCAACTCTTCTAAGCCTGGAGTGTAGTATGGCGGACTTCGACACTGACTTTAACTTCATGATGACCAACGAAGATTCCACGCAAGCCCACGCCTTGGTGCCAGACGCGCCAGGAACGTGGGCTGTTGTGGCCGGCGCCAAGACGTGGCAGGGTGCCTGGGCGATCTCAGGAATCAACTCGAAGGCGTTCCCTACGGACTTCGCCGCCATCGCCACGCTGCCGCAGAACCAGCGCGGACCGGCGGTGGAGAAATTCTACGAGACGCTATTCTGGAACACGTGGGAAGGGTCGCTCTCTGACGCCATAGCTGAGCGCGTACTTGATACCGCCGTGAATCGTGGTGGTGTCAATGGCGTCAAGGTGCTGCAGACAGCCGTCAACGCTTGCGGTGGTGCGCTCGTAGTAGACGGGCGCTGGGGACCGGCGACGGTAGCAGCGGCGAACGCCTGCGACCAAGACGCTCTGCTTGCGGCTTTGCGCGCAGCACGGTTGGCGGACTACCAGGCGGTGGTCGCGGCTAACCCGTCAGATGCTCGGTACCTGGGTACCGCCGACCAACCCGGTCCTTGGTGGATCAGGGCCTTGAAGTAAGTGTCCTGCGCCGACGTATCTCGGCTTCTACCTCGGCAGTGAACCACTTCGGCTTACCAGTATCGCCTTGCAGCAGAATTAGCTCTAGCATCTGCGTACTTACCTTCGTCATCCAGTGACGAAGTTCCTCGATCGTCATTTACCAGTTACCTCCACCCTCGGTGCCCGGTCGTGGCGCCGAGGGTCTTTTTGTGCCTTGTGATGCTAGTTTCTCTATTGAACTGTGTTTCCCTATTGAATCTACCTTGTGCTTTCTGCTCAAGGGTGTTCTACCCTGCTAGACCTGGCAGCGGCCTCACTCAGCCTGTCTGGGTCACGCCGTTCAGGCTTTTAAGAAGGCTTCTTTAGGGATTTATATACTTGACTCCCCGGCTTCATCGCTTGGCTTTCTGTGCAGCAGCGATGCGCTTGCTGGCAATCTTGAAGTACGCAGCATCCTGCTCAATGCCTATGAATCTCCGGCCGGTGTTGACGCACGCCACGCCCGTGGTGCCGGAGCCTAAGAATGGGTCCATCACCACATCACCCTTATTTGACCAGCTAAGCACATGGTCAGTAGCAAGCTGGAGAGAAAACATTGCGGGGTGACCGTAAGCCTTGCTGTTCTTTTCAGCAGTGATGCACCAAACATTGTGACGCTGCCCAAACTCTGCAATCACTTTACCTTGCTTTATCCCTGCCTGTGGACGCACAGAGCCATCCTTTTGGCGCACGTTTCCGTGCAGCTTAGTACCTGCACATTTATTTTTTCTATCCTTTATTGGATTGAATGTTTTAGGCTTCCCCTTAGAGAGCACAAACATATACTCAAATACCGGAGCATAGCGAGAAACAAGAGCACCAACGGCAGAAAACTCCTCTTTGTTCCATATCATTGTGTCATGTAGATTGAAGCCACACTGCATAAAGTAGAGAGCTTGCTTGAAGCTGGTGCCTGTCTCGCTTCCCTTCTTAGTTGCATCTGCTACCACCCAGACCACCACACCACCTTGCTTGGTCACACGGAACAATTCACGCGCAATGGGTTCAAAGTCAAATGAGTAACCATTGTATGTGCGAAGGTCGTCATAGGGTGGTGATGTAACTGTGATGTCCACATAGTTGTCCGATATCTCAGCCATCTCTGCCAAGCATTCACCGTGCGTAAGAATCACCTTGGGAAGTGAGTTTGCCATCTAGTATTTAGCTCCTTTGGTTTTTGCTGCTGTCTTTACTTCCTTACGTCCACGCTCTTGGTCATACCACTCACCAAACTGTGCCGGTGTGAAGCGTCTAAATCGCTCATCATAACGAAGGGAGTCAAGTATATGATTCTCCTTCTTTAGCTCTATTCAGGACACCTTGGATGTCTGGAGGAGAGTACCCTGGGCCTTTCGGGTTTACGCCCGCGCCGTACTTCCCACCTGCGGTGTTCGTCGTCGGTGAGAAGGTCTTCGTCATGTTTGATCTGTGTACTTCCTCGAAGAGCTCACGCAGTGGCATGCCCCAGAGCGCGGTGCCAAGGCGGCAAGTCTCGTCTGCCAAGCTCGTCAACGCAGCGCTCAGATCCAGGCTGGGACCGATCGTCATGTCGCAAGCGCGAGTCAGACGCGGCAGTATCCTGTTGCTGAACCTTAGCACGTCAACACTGGCGAATATCTTAGCAGGCGGCAAAGTCGACCGACGAAACGCATCTGGGCAAGCTACTCCGTACGCAACTGCCGTTCCGTAGATGACGTAGAGGAAGTCCGCCAACCCGTCAGCAGCTTCGATGACATCTTGCTGATGCAGCGCCGCGTAGGTTTCAGCGAACTCCTCAATCATCAACCGCGTCCTGACGACCGCAACCTCCGGACCGGGACTCTTCGCATCGATAACCGATCCATTAAGCAGGTGAAACTCTGCGACCATTTCCTTGCACGTCTTCATATCATCACCTTCCCTTTGCAATATTATCGACTTGCCGCGACTCTGGCGCGATGTCTTCATAGAGCACCGGCACGAGTCGTTGAAACTCAGCCAGCAACGGGATTGTTACCTGTCGCATCTGCGGATGCGCTTCCTTGCTGGTTCGCATTAAGAAGAAGTGCCGCCATGTACGAAGATTCATCGTCACGACGATCTTCGATGACAGCGCATTCGGGAACACCGATCGCGCTTCTTGCGGCCTCCACCCCTGCTTGAGTAGTTCTTGGTACACGCGCTCACACTCCTGAATGGCGCATAACCAGGAGCCGTTATAGACGCAGTCATGATCGTAAGCAATTTTAAAGGTGTGGTCTTCGCTCTTATCACACCACATTCCAGGTATCGGGTAGATGAAACTCGGCGGCATCTTCTTCGCGTAGTTCACGAAGCGCGTCGACTCTTGCGTGTAGCTGGCGATGCGATGGCGAACGATCTCGTGCGTGATGCCACGATCAACAAGAAATTCAACCGAGGCCGAGACGTGCTCCACCACCGACCAGTCACCGTGCTGGAGAACAACGGCGCGAATGAATCGCTCCGCCGACTCGTCGGTCTGCCCATCTTCGGAGCGATGACTGACCCGAGCGGCGTACTCCACACGAGCCAAGGCTCCGGCCAATGACTCCGGTTCCATGATCTTTGCGTACGGCTTGACAATCTTCACCTCTTCTCCTCCAGATTCTTAATGCGACGGTTCAAGTACCAGGCACCCTTCCTCAAATCCTCTAGTTCACGGCCCTTGTGCTTGGCTCTAGCCACGTACTTCACCACGTTGCCTTCATGAAAACCAAGTTGCCAATCCTCGATGGCGTCGATAACCTCGATCTTGCCAAAGGTGTAGTGCTGAGGGTGATTGACGAGGTCGGCGGTGTGCTCTTCCCACATTGAACGTTTAACTGCCCTGCCGGCTTTCGCGCTCACTTCGTTTCCTCCTCCAAGTATCTTACAGGTTTATCGTGCGCCAGGGCGTAGTTGATCTCGCTCCGCGTCGAGTCACCTACGTATCCGCCGACGTTTAAGACCAGTACCTCATCGGCCAAGTCAATCTTACGTTTGTGCAGCTCATCAACGATGTCCTTTACACCTTCCGCGTCGCCGACGTGCGGACCTTGATGTGAGTAGCTTGGTGGAAGCGCGCACCATGAAAGAACAATGTAGCCGGCCTTCGTAAGTTCCCATTGTTTGACGAGCATCTGGTCCGAGAACCTCGTTGAACCACAGAGGCAAACCACCTTAGGCCGCGCCGGCACGATCTCCACGCACACCGTAACACCGGCTTGACGAAGCAGGTCAGCGCCGCTCTGGTCCGCGTACTCACTGGTGACGACCACTCGCTTGACACCCTCGGTGATCAACATCTTTGCACAGTTAAAGCAAGGTGTGGTAGAGCAGTAAAGTGTATGAGGTGAGCGGCGAGAGGCTTGGGCCTGAGACAAGGCATTCATCTCAGCATGTATTGCGATGCAGCGACCGGTGTCACCGGACGGGTCTGTCGCTCCTGGACATGGAACGTCTAGACAATGGTGCATCCCAGCTGGTGGTCCGTTGTAGCCAGTGGCCACGAGCTTACCACCACGGTCAACCAAAATAGCCGCTACCTGGCGGCGAGGGCAGGTGGCGCGAGATGCGATCAAGGGTAGCATCGCCAGGTAGTAGTCGTCGATAGACGGCCTTCTCATTTCTCCTCCAAGGTTCTTAGCTTCATTAGCGCCTCGGCTTGGGTCTTCGACCTCAGTACGTCGCGGTAGGTGGCCCATGGTTCGATCAGCAAGATTTCATCGTTGTCGAGGATGTCATCTGCCGGTGGTCGTCCTGGAAGTAGCGGTGACATCACGGCATCCAGCAACTCTGGCTGTAGCAAAACAGCACCAGCTTTTGCTCTATCTCGGTCGTAGAGGTGGCTTGAGCCGAGATTAAAGATAAGCTCACCTGTCATCAGGCCGAGCTCACCGGCGATACCAGATACAAGTTGTGAGAGATTAAAGAAATCGTAAACCAGTCCAAGCCAAACGTCGCTCGATCTCATCGTAATGATGGTATTAAGCCGACCATCTCGAGCGAGAAGCTGCCAGCTAAGTGTGCATGGAATGTCCTTGCTTGGCGCTGGTGTAGGATGCCAGATCTGAATGACTGCTTGTCGACATCCCGGTTTTTCAAGCTGCTTCATCGCCCATGGTATTTGGCGTAACATCTGCGGGCCGTAGGCCCCGGCAAACTTTATACCGTCATCGGAGAATTGTGCGATCTGCTTGTTGTATCTAACGATGGTCGCGACGTCCTCACGACCGGCTGCCATCCACAGCCATTCACCGATCATAAAGCGATAGGACAAACCTCGACCAGGATGAACCAGAATGTTCTGCGTCATATCCTCGACGCGAAGTTGAACGCCAATTAGTTCGTGAGTTTCATAGCCGCGCGGCGACACCGGACGGCCTTCTTCGTAGAGTCTCTCAAGCAGCTCAAACCAGGCTTGGGAGAAGTTACCAGTACTTACTAACAATTGATAGCATCCTCCAACTTCTTCGTGTAGGTGATCATGTCGTTGCGATGAAAGCGGCGCCAGTACTGCGGGTGTGGTACCACGACGTTATTTACGCCTTGACGTACGCATTCACAATCAGCTACCTCACCCAGGGTAATCACTCGCCGCACCCTCGGCAAAGCGTTGACGATCATCCACAAAGCGCGCGGTTTACCCTCAGCGTCGAAGGCATTAGTCCACGCCCCGCGTCGTTCTTCCCAGCCATCGATACTCTGAAGTGTGTCCCAGAGATACTTAGCCGAGCCTGTGACGTTGTGGAAAGGCAAATCCCACACCACCGTCTTCTTGCCAGCTCGCTCACCGATAAAGAGCACATCGGCGGTGTGATACCCGGTAACACCGTCAGGCAGCGACGAGGTCGCCTTGAGGTAAGGTGCCGGTCCATCAGCGGCCCTGGTCCAATCGTACACCTCGAGGCCAAGTCTGCGAGATTCGCTCAAATAGGCTTGACGAACCTGGCGGAGCTGAGCTTGGCGCTTTAGCAGATCGTCCTTGCCAGCCCAACCTTTGACCAACTCAGCCCACGGCGGGCTGCAGATAACTAACCTCACCCCACAAGCGGCGATCAACCTCTCCAGCAGATCGCGCCCTTGTCGGCCTAGGCGATCTTCGCCTCTGAGTAGTGGGCCGTAGATGCCCTCACCTAAGTAGTGACGATCCAGTACCGTCGGTTGGCCGCTCTCCACCGCAGCTAGCAGCGAGTCGGTGTAGCTCTTGAACACGTTTTCCTTTGGGCTCGGTGCGTTGGTCTTGACGATCTGGTAACCACGTTGATCACGCAACCATCGCGCTAGGGTAGTCTTGCCGCCGCCGTCAGGACCCTCCAGGATAACAACCGATGCTGCGGTCGTCATTCCGCAAACTCCAACGCGCCTTGGCTTTTGAGTTTACTCAGCCAAAAACCTACGGCACGATCATGCGGCTGATTAGTCGGGAAGCCTTTCGCGTTTTTGACCGCCGCTGCGACAACCTCGTGCCGGTTCAAGCCGCGCCGACCAGCCTTCTTCAACATCGCCAGAATGAACGTTGCTTGCGGCGATCCTGGAGCATGAACGCGAGACTCATTAACGAGCGCGTAGTGATGTCCTCCGGGTGAGGACGAAACCCTGGCTGCCTTCGGTGTCACCGGCTGAGTACCGCGTACCTGCTTGATCGGCACCACCTTACCACTCAGTGCCGCGACGATCTCGCCGCGCTTCACTCGCAGATCGATCACACCACCTTGGTCACTAGTCTCATGCGTTAAGGGCCCAGTCCATCCTTGAAGGTTCTTGTCGACGGTCTTTAGAATCCAGGTAGCTACCTGCGGGCAGACACCCTTCGACAAGTACATACGAGCTTGGCGGATTCGCCTCCCGAACTTGTATTCTCTGGGGAAGCCCATGATGGCGCAGAACTCTTCGAGCGTGAGCAGACGATCCTGGTACGCCAGAGCGGTGTTGCCGAGGATCGCGGTGCTAAACCAGTTAGGGTCCACGAACCTAATGTGCCCAGACACGTAACCATGTGCGTGCGGGAATCTGGCTTCAAGCTCTTCGTACGATGTCAAGCCATACTCTCGGCGAAGGACCTGGTGAATGTGCCCCACCGGCTTCTTACCCTTCAGCACCTTGCGCGTACCTTCCCAGAGCTTCCCCATGTGGCCGCCGAGCATCCCCTCGACCGGTGTGGGACCGGCGCCAAGGACTTCCTTCAGCAACGTGTAGCGTGGCACCAAATTGACCCTGAAGGTCTTCAAGCGATGGAAGACGACCCAAACCCGGGGGCGCCACTGCGGCACGCCGAAGCTGACGGCGTTGAGGAAGATGTAGTTGACTCGGTACCCGTACCGACTAGCCAGCTTCTCGTACTCTCCCCGCCCACCTTCGTAAGCCCCAACCACGCTTTCAATGATCACGCTGCGGCAGCGATGACCCAAGCCGTAGTTGATCACTCGCGCATGGCACTCGAAGCCGTCCGAATCCGTACCACGCTGAAAGTCGTACCTGGCAGCCATCACGCTGAAGCTGGCGCAAGGTGGGTGCGCGATGATGTCGATGTCCCGCCACGCTACGCCGGGAAACTTCTCAGGCCAGTCCTCAGTCTTTTCGTACCTCGGTACCTTGGGGAAGTTCAGCGCTTGCAGATCTGAGCCGAAGCCGCAATCTTCCATTGTGGCTAGAACGTTCGCCTTGGCCGCGGTGGCGCCTAGCAGCATACTGCCGGCATAAGTGTTTATCGTTACAACGTTCATTTCGTCGTTCCTCCTGGCAGTGCTTTCCACGCCGCCTTTAGTTGCCTTTTAAGGTCGAGGTCGAAGCGAGTGCAGTCTCGCCACTGCCTTTGCTGCTGCTCGGCAAGCTTGAATCTATTTCGCATCGCTCTGGTCAGAGCCGCTGCATCCTCAACCACGTATGGCGTGACGTCAAGATCGGCCTCGCCAAGCATCTTCACCGACTCAGGTTGGAACACCATCGGCAGCCCAGCCGAAAGCATCTCGTAAAATCTGTTGGCCGGCGAATGGAACTCCCAGTGCGAACGCTCGTCCTCGACGTAAAGTCCAAGGCCGTGCTTGGTCAGCTCGTCGAGGAACCCGATCTCGGGGATGGCATCGACGATGGTGACGTTGCCAGGTACATCGCCGTCATACAACGCCTCGAATTGATCTGCCGACTTCTTTCTAGCGGCGATGGTGATGGGCACCTTAGCACTGACGAGGTACCGCTCGAAGGCTTCGCGTCGATTCGGACGATACGAACCGTAGTAGAGCAGATCACGATCGGCTGTCTTCCTCGCCATCGGCTTGAAGGCGTAGGTCATCGTCAGCGCGTTCCAGTTTACGTAGCTTGCGGGATGATGCACGCGCTGTCCCGACGTAGATTTGACGGTGCTCCAGAAGATGGCCGGCGGTCGACCGGTCTTGGCTCTCTTCCACCAAGCAGACCCGAAGTCGTCGTTGGCGTGACCGATCATTCTTGGCCTGGTGATCGCGTAATCATTTTCGACGAAGACCAGGGTGTGGCACTTGATCATAGCCTTCATCAACGCGTGCGTTGCTTTGTGATTCCAGGCATTAGGACCTGCGCAGTAAACTAGAGTGCCATCCACTTCCTCTACGTCGACGTCACCGTACATCTTCAGACCGAGTACCTCAGAGATGTACTTGATCATCTTGACAGATGACAGCATCGAGTCATCGCTTATCTTCGCTGTACAAAAAACGCCGTTCTTCATCGCTTCTCCCTCCCGTAGATCGCAGGATTCAGATCAGGATCGTTGTAAGACTTTAACTGACGGTAAACCTTGAACCTTCGTACGCCGTTCATAACAGCCTCCCAGAACTCAACCAGACAGGCTGAGAGGTCCTCGCGCTGGGTGCGGAGTACCTCAAGCCTGGCCTGAGCTCGCGCAACGTGCCCTGGAGGAGCCTCAGCCCTGGCAACCTCCAGCCCGGTGTGAAAAACCTTCAAGGACAAGATCGACAGTCGGTCTATCATAAGACCGGGTGATTCGGAGTGTAGTGTAGCGTAGATGACTTGCTTACCAGCTTTGACCAGTAACCACTCGTCAATCCACTCGACGGCATCGTTGCGCAGCTGATTCTCGACGTCGATGGCTCGCTTGGTTTTAGCCAGATCAGCGTCAGGTAAACCAGGCGTTCTAGCTATGTCCTCCAGCCGCCAGAGTGTGTAGTTATGATGGTGTTGAGCGGCGATCAAACGATCAAGTTCATTCATCATCACCAGCGGCTTTTGACCTTGGCACCAAGCCTCGATCAACTCGGTGTGCAGCTTGGTTACGTTCGTGAGCATAGGGCATCCTTTCCAAACATAGAACGACCACCTCGCGGTTAGAGGTGGTCGTCAATGTTACAACGGTGTCGGGAGAGCGCGAGAGCTATGCCAGGGCGATGAACTTCTGCGCGATGGCGAAAGCGATGAACGTGTTATTCGCGCCGATCTTCGCCAGCTTCGGAATCGCCTCGTCGGTGGTCTTGGCCGAAAGAAGGATGTCCAACGCTTTGGCGCGCTTCGTGCCTTCGCGCGCGTCATGCTTTTTGTTCAGCACCTTGATCTTCTTGCCGACGTAGGAGCCACGCGGTGTCGATGCGGTCTTGGGCGCCTTGGGCGCCTTGGGCGCCTTGGCGGCCTTGGGCGCCTTGGCGGCCTTGGGCGCCTTGGCGGCCTTGACGATTGACTTCGTGGCGGCGGCGGGTGCTGCGAACTTGCGACCCGAGGAAACTGCTGTTTCGTTTTTCACGGTAAGCTCCTTGCAGTCAGTAACTGCGGTTAAGTGGCGTGCGGCCACGGGCGTTACTGGAACCCCGGGAACGGTGGGATTTAGTAACTGGTGAGCGACTTGCAGCAACATCGTATTGACGTCTAACCCATTTTCAGGATCGGTCTTTACAGGTCGCAGTTTCCTCAGAGTTTCCAACGGCACGACACCTGTCGCTACTCTACTACCGTTGTTGTAAATGCAAATGGCGCCCTGGGAGTTAGCCCGTTCCATCTGCATCATCACCAGATGGTTCTTCGGGTCCTCTAGTAATTGTAACTCATCGACGACCAGGTTGAGCTCGACGTCCGGGTTAGGGACCGCCGGCTGCTCTGGGCTGACGGCTAAAGCCAGAACGCGAGCGTGAATTTCTTCTCGCGCAGCGGCGTCCTTAACAGCACGCTGCTTCTTGCTCATCGGCTTGCTGTGCGGAAGGATTACCCCAGGCACCTCGTACTTGGTCCGTTCCACCCGCCAAGCCGTCAGCTGGGCTTTCTTCTCCACCTTACGAGCCGCGGCCTGAGCGGCCTTGAACGTCTTTACGATGTCCGCGCAGCGTTCGGCGAAGGTATTAGCTTGGGCCGCTCTTGATGTTCCTTCACCGACACCAACCGAGGTGTAGAACCCTTGGGTCAGTAGATTGATGCCGGTTTCAGCTGCCTTGTAATCGCCCTTGCCACGATTGCACAGAGTACGCAGCAGAGCCACGCGGTCGCTGTAGTGCTTGTCTCCGCGCAGCAGGTCCATATTGAACTGATGAGCGGTAAGATTGTCCAGCATCATCAGAGCCTTGCAGACGTGATCTGGCGGCCCGCTTGGCAGCAGTTGGGTAACGACTGGCGCGGCTACTACGGCAACGTCCGTATCCTTAGCCGCCTCCACCTGTGCCTCGGTTAGTTCAGCGGCCTTGGCCTTGTCAGCCGCCAACTGCTTTGCGGTGCGATCCAAGGAGGCTTGACGACGCGCGGTGGAGATGCTTAGAGCTTTGACCAACTTCGCGACATCATCGCCGCTCTCTTCGTTCTTCTCCGCCACCGGCCACCTGGCCACCCAAGTCTCAGAGCCGTCGGCGGCGACGGTGAGCATCACCGCTCGCTTGTCTTTATGAACGTAACCGTAAGCGACGGCGTCGCCAGCTCTGACGGCCTGGGCGAATTTGAACCCGACGTGCTTCAGCGCTCGGTGCAGCTCAGACTTCGTCGGCGGCACAGTAGGCACCGGCTCTACCGTTGGCTTCTTCTTTCCCGCCTTCTCGCTCAGTGCTACGAGATTAGGCGCCTTGGCGTCCTCGTCACTTTTCTCGCTGGTTTCGTCCATCGTGATGTCGACGTGCTTCTTGCCGTTACTGATTCGAACCGCGGGCTGTGTCGCCTTCTCGCCACCGCTCTTGAGCGACGCCCCAAGCTCCTCTTGGGTCTTGGGTTTGTAGGCCGCTGCGATCTCCTCTTGGGAAGAGAAGACGAGACTGCCTAGTGGTTGCCGCTTTGCTGGTATGATGTTCTTGGCTTTCATTGTCATCTGGTGTAGGCGGTCCTTTCTGCCGCTGTACCACTCTTCAAGATAACGCGCAACATACTAAGGCTAGAGTGTACATTGGTCATGCACCCTAGCCACATTGTATCGGCGAACTTTCTATCTACACCCATTTCGTAAGTGAGTCCTGGAACGTACTCCATTCGCCGATAAGCGCGAGCTGCCGCAAGATTAGCCGCAGCAGCAATCTTCAGCTCTTTGACAAGTGCTTCTTTCTTGGTCATAGCGTCACCGCTCTAACCTGCTGCTTGAACTCTGAGAAGAGAAGACCGCACCGACTGCAGTGTGGTTCGTCAAGACCGGTCCGCCGCTTGAAGACCACCTGGTTGGGGAAGTCGTGCCCGGTAATAGCGCAAAACATATCGTTGAGTGCTGCGCGGTATGCCTTAAGACGCGCGGTAGTTTCTGGCATCTGACCATCATCCTTGATAGCACCATCAGCATCGCCAAAAGCTCCGCGCTCGATGTCATCGACGTATTGAAGCGCCAACTTCACATCGCTAAGACTTGGTGTACCGGTTTCGATGAAGATGATCGCTCGGCTCAAATTCGTCATCTCCACGGTTGGCACGTAGACACCGTCTCGCTGCTTGGCCATTCGCTTTTCATGCCGCATCAAATCACAAAGCGTGCCTCTCATCGACTTGGTTAGAGTTGCAAGTGATGTTGTCATTTTGGGAGCTTGTTCCATCATTTAGCAGTCCTTTCTACTGCTATGTCAATTATACAGCAGTACACAGGGAGCAGGGCAAGTTTATTTGTGCCCTGGAACCAACCTGGCCAGGCTCCCAGGCTCCCAGGCTCCCAGGCTTGATTTCAGGCACTTAGGCCCCTTACGCCTCCGGGACCTGCCCGAGAGGCTCTCAGAGTGCCTGGTGAGGTCCGAAGGGCCTTCTCGTAGAGGCTCCCAGGCTCCCAGGCTCCCAGGCTCCCAGGCTCCCAGGCTCCCAGGCTCCCAGGCTCCCAGGCTCCCAGGCTCCCAGGCTCCCAGGCTCCCAGGCTCCCAGGCTCCCAGGCTCCCAGGCTCC